CCGGCCAACGGACCAACCGCCAAGTATCCGATCTGGGCGGTTGAACGACTGATCTATGCTTATAAGAACACCTTGATTGTCAGTGACGCGCTGAACCCGGAAGTTTTCGATGTCGCGACGGGTTCAGTGACGATCGATCCGATAGCCAGCGATGAGATCACGGGGCAATGCCTATGGCAAACTCAGCGGATTGTGGTTTTTCGCAACGGTGCGACCTACGTGATTGAGACCGGGCCGGGTCTGAACGTGCCGGATTGGGAGATTAACCGGGTTAGCGGCACGATCGGGGCACGGTGTCAGGGCACCATTGTGCAGACTGAGACCGATGTAATCTTTCTTTCAGAAACCGGACGCGGGGTTTATCGCTGCAGCCAGGCGCCGGCCAGCGATCAGCAGGGGATCTGGCGACCGGTCAGCGCGGATGTCCAAGGTTATATCGACCGGATCAACTGGGCTGCGTGTGATAACGCGCGCGCAACATTCTGGAATGACCTCTACATGTTGAGCGTGCCATTGGACAATTTCACGTTCAATAATTTCTGCCTGATCTACTCGGTCAGCTTGGACAAATGGCAGGGGCTCTGGTGTTTCGATGTCGGTGGGGTCGATGTGGCAGTACGCGATTTTGCGCGTGATCGGACTGATCCTAATCATACGGTACTCCTGGTGGCGACCCGGGATGGGATTATTTCGCGCTTCACCTATCCGGTTGAACGCCAGTATTACGATCAGAATATTGACAACTCCAAACAGTATTATTGGAGCCGGTTGCGGAGTCGCTCGTTCACGTTCGGCGAGAACATTAACCAGATCCGGCCGCACTCGGCGCGGTTCCAGTTTTTGGACAGTAATGACCCGGTTGATATCACCACAATCGCCGACCGGACGATTGAATTGACTAAGCGCAGTACGGCAACCAATAATTACTTATTAAGCCTGCCGATCCCAGGGTTCCCGTTCGACCTTGATCGCGAAGGCTACAAGAACGTTCCGCTCGGACTTTTAGGTGTCGGGATCTGCACCGAGCTGCAGTTTCTATTAGAGGGTACGGGCAACTGGACCCTGTTCCAGATCAAGGTGGCGGCCTTTGAATCGATGCCGCTGGTGGCGACATGAATCACGCCAAAGAATATCTCAAAACGATGGATATCTTAGAGCCGCTCCTTCGCGAGGGGCGCAAATTCAGCGTGATGCCTTACGGTCTATTGTGCGATTGGATTGCGTATTTTTGGAATCGCGGGACGATCAGTTACCTGATTGATGAGGGCCAGGCCAGAGGGGTGTGTCTGGTAAAGCTTTTTGGTCACTTGGAACAGTTCCTGGAGCCGTTCGTGCACGAGCCTGGCGGCAAGTTTTGCATGGTTGAGCTGCTGGCGGCAAAAGATCCGTTAGCGATTGCGTACACGTTTTTCGAGCTCACTGGGCGCTGGGGCAAACCGGAGATTATTTTATGGGATCGGGGTGAGCGGACCGAGGGAGGAGCGCCCAGAATGTACACTTGGGACCAGTACGAAAAACTGACCAGGCGACTTACTTACGGATTAATTAATACTGAAATAGAGGAGAAAAATTATGGGAGCAGGAGGAGGTAGCGCACCACAACCACAGGTCATTCATCCGGGTGAAGCGGCGCAGGCCGCGGTCGGTACAGCCGGAGCCGGCGAGATGATGAGTATTGCTAATCAGCCGATCGAGCAATACGCCCAGCTGGCGACTACTCGAGCGCTTGGGCCGGCAGAGATGCAGACGCAGCAAGCGCTGGCCGGTCAGGCGGCGCTGCAGGGAGCGCAGCAACAGCAGGACATCCAGTCGCGCGTTGATCCGTTGGCCTATGCCCAGCGCCAGATGCGTTTAAAAGCCGCTACGGATCGGTTAGGGCAGCTTTATGGGCAAGACCCTACGGCGTTCAGTTTCCGGGCACCAACGGCCTATACGGTGCCGGGAACGGCCAATGTGCCGAGCCTGGCGGATCTGCAGGCGCAGGGGTCAGCGGTCGCGTCGAATTTATCGACCGGCGCAGTTGATACCCGCGGGACTAATCCGCGGCTGGTTGGACCCAGTAATGCGCAAGCCCCGAATTTAACTGGGCCACTACGTTATCCGAGTTATTTATCGGTTTAAAAATGGCTGCTCAGCCAACAGCGCAGACAAACTGGCTCGAATGGCAACCAGGGCAAAGATGGGACCCGAGTACGGGTCAGGCGCAATGGTTTAACCGGGGCAATTGGCAAGATGTCGGCAACATTAAGTATGATCCGCACACCGGCGGTATAACACTGAACGACAAACCGCTTGATATGCGGGCCAATGCTGCCGCCTTTGCGCCTGGCGGCAGCTCAACTCTTTTGCCTAACATTGAGCAGCTCAGGTCGATGTCAATGCTGGCAGCTCAACGGCAGGCGCAACAGGCTGGGCAGGGATCACCCGGAACTCAGGCGGCACCAGCCGGAACGGGTATCCAAGCCGCTCCAAGCTATTGGGGCGCAGCGCCGCAGCCTGGTGGCGCTCAAGCCGGGAGCGCAGGTGCTCCAGGCGCAACCGGCGCTCCAGGCGCGCAAGGAGGTGGTACTTCTATGGCGACAACGACAGCAGAACAGATTCCGACTTCGGTTTCGATTCCTCAGTGGCAAGCTTGGTACGGACGCAATGTCGGCAAGACGATGTTGGTTAACGGCCAGCCGGTAACGATCGGAGTGGATGTCAATCCAGACCAGCTCTTAAGCGCCTTTCAATCCAATACGGTCGGATGGGGAGCCGCACCCGGTCCGCAACAGCCGGCGCAGGCGATCGGTGGCCCCGGCCAGCAGCAACCCGAGAGTGCTGCATTGGCGCAGATGCGGCAGATCGATCCGGTCAGCGAAGCGTTGCGCGGGGGTTTAGGAGCGAGCTATTTAGCCAATCTTGGGGGCGGACCGGCAGCGCCGCAATTTGGCGGGATGCCGAAATTCGGGCTTGATTTATCAAGAGGCGCAGCGGCGCCTGCGGCCGGAGATGTTCAAAGTTATCTGAACCTGTACAAGCAGATCGATCCGCAAGGGTACGCGCAACGGGTGGCGCTAGCGGGCGGTATGGACAAGTTCGTGCAGCAGGCGCAAGCGCAAGCTGCGCTCGGGGCCCAGCTTGATCCGGGCACAATTCGCGAGGTTGAACAGGGAACCAGGGCTGCCCAGATCGCTCGCGGCAATGTGTACGGCACGCCGCAACTGGTTGCCGAAACGATGGCCCGCGGGAGTGCCGGTGAACAGCGGTTGCTCCAACGTCAGCAAATGCTGCAAAGCGCGCTAGGCCAGCAACAAAGCTATCTGGGCAGTGGTTTGGGGTTAGGCGATGTCGCCAACGCGCTCTATAATCAGGGTTACAATCGATATCTACAGGGATACGGCACGCAAGCCAATGCCGCGTTGCAAGGTTACAGCTCGCAACTTGCGGGTTGGCAAGCCCAGCAGAATGCGCGGCTCCAGTCACAAGGTGCTGCTTTGGGCTACCTTGGGAGCGGGCAAACTCCGTATCAGGCTGGCGCAAGTTATTTAGGGGCAGCTGAGCAGCGTGCCGGGATGGCGGCTCAAGGCGGTCCGCAATATCAACCTGCAGCACTGGGTCAACAGTATACTGGGGCCGGTGCGCCGAGCTTCCCGCAGTACGGCCTGGATATGAGCCAGTTGGCCGGCAACTGGTACAACAACATTAACCAAGCCAACCTGCAGGCGTACGGGCTCCAGCAAGCCTACGGCCAGAGGAGCGGGGGTGGCAGTGCGATGGGAGCCGGGATAGGGGCACTCGGAGGCGCGGCCTCGGGAGCACTTGCGGGCTCGGCGATTCCCGGAATTGGCACGTTGGTCGGAGCCGGGATAGGAGCGATCGGGGGAGCGGCCTCCGGCTACTTTAAATGAGTATCGGTAGGCACTTGACCCGGAGCACCATAAGGCGCATCTGTGATGGGTGCAAGAGAAGATTGATCGGACATGTATAGAATGCGGAAAGGTTCAAAGTTTTGTTTGGAAAGAGATTTCCCGTTGGATGCGCAACAATCGAGGAAGGGCACTGGATGATTACCTTTGCAATATTTGTGCGATTAAAAAGCGTCAGACTCGACATGGGGATTCCGGCACGCCTCTTTATATTCATTGGAAATCGATGTTCGTTCGGACCAAGGGGCAAGGACACAAAAACAACGTGAAATATTACGTAGAGAAAGGGATTAGAGTTTGTCCTGAGTGGTATGCCTATCCAGCATTTAAAGCGTGGGCTTTAAAGAATGGCTTTGAACATAATCGGAGATTGGAGTTGGACCGAATAAATGGCTGGGGAAATTACGGCCCGGACAATTGTCAATGGTTAACAAAAACCGAGCATCGGAAAAAAGCGGAGCAATGATATGGCTAAGAATTGGATCGCTGGAGCAATTAAAAAACCTGGTGCTCTTCACAAGCAATTAGGTGTGCCACAGGGTCAGAAAATTCCGGCGAAGAAGTTGGCGGCCGCTGCCAGTAAAGGCGGGAAGCTGGGTAAACGTGCGCGGCTGGCCCAAACCCTCAAAAAACTTCATCCCTAGTTATGCCGCTTAAAAAAGGAAGTTCTCGGGCAACGATCAGCTCGAACATCCGCGAGATGATTAAATCCGGCCATCCGCAGAAGCAAGCAGTAGCGGCGGCTCTTGATACGGCGC